CTATTGAATGCGAACGCTTACAGGGATTCCCTGATGATCACACCGCCTTTGGCAACTACGATGGCGTAGTGAAGCCAATGAGCAACACCCAACGCTACAAGCAATGCGGTAACGCAGTAACAGTTGACGTAGTTGCAGCAGTCGCTAAAAAATGCATACCTTTATTTAATTAACAAAACCAATCTTATGAAAATCATAGAATTACTTGACGGAAGCACTTGGGATATGGAGACAATCCTTGAGAAGATGCACGATGACCAATTTTACTACGGGGTACTCGGCAAGAACGCCCTGTCATCCTCTGCGTGTAAGCTGCTGCTGACATCACCCAAGACGTATCACTACGTTACAAAATATGGCAGCGAGGACTCCGATGCGTTTGCGGTAGGCAGACTCGTTCACCTGATGGCTCTTGAGCCGCACAGGGTAGCGGACTACGAGGTGATTGAGGTGCAGAGCAAGAACGCAAAGGCTTGGCAGGATGCAAAGGGCAAGCGCAACCTTTGTACCCGTAAGGAGTACAACGAGGCGCAACGTATCTCTGATGCGCTCCTGCGCAATGAGAATGTGCTTGGGCTTATCACAGGCTGCGAGTTTGAAGTGCCGAAGATTGGTATGATTGGCGGCCTGCCCTTTAGGGCGAAGGCTGACATCTATGCTGAAGGATTCTTGGCTGACTTAAAAACAACAACCGACCTACGAGCATTCCCCTACTCTGCAAAGAAGTACGGCTACGATGTGCAGGCGTTCATCTACACCCGATTGTTCGGAGTGCCGATTGACAAGTTCTTCTTTATCGCTATTGACAAGGCAAGCCTTGACATAGGCATTTACTCGGTGAGTCCCGAGTTCGTAGCAGAGGGAGAACGCAAGACCCTTGAGGCTATTGAAATGTACAAGCAGTTTTTCATCTTGGGTGAGGACTTGGATTCGTACACAGTTGTAGGCACGTTATGACCGACATCACCAAATGCACAGGCGAAGGATGCCCACTCAAAGAAACCTGCTATCGCTTTACTGCCCCGACAGGAATGTATCAATCGTTCTTTGTTGGCATACCTGTCAAGCACGGCCAATGCGAATACTATTGGAACACTAAACTTTAACATAAAACCAATCGTTGCATTTTTTGCAACACCTCAAATACCAAAGAATAATGCAAGATCAGTTTATGAGGATTGCTATGGCGCAGCTCCGTAGCACCTACCCCTTCAAGCCCCAACGCAGAGCAGTAGCTGCTCGGATGTGGGTGAAGTTTTTAGAGCGTAAGAATGGATAGACCATTTGTTCTCGCGTTCCACAAGCAGAACTCGGGTGTTTCACACCACAGGACATTTGCACCCTTGATATGCCACAAGGATGTAGATGTCTTTTTCATTGAAAAGATTACTGACATTGATCCAGAGATATGGCCGAAGGTTACTCACATCTTTGCCTCAAGAGTATTTCCTGTCGAGCCATTTGATGACTTTGTAAAGCTCTGCCGTAAGGAGGGTATCAAGCTAATCGTTGACAATGATGACTGGTGGGTGCTACCCCCTACGCATCCTTTGCTTGGGATTTACTCGGAGCAGATGAGAGAGCGCATCGTGCGATCTATGAAAGCTGCTGATGAGGTATGGGTGACAAACAAGCACCTTGCCTCAAAGGTCAAGAAGTACAATACCAACATCCGAATTATCCCCAATGCCATCAGCGTTCCAACGTGGCAGGTAGAGAGAGAGCCAAGCGATGAAGTGCGCTTCGGTTATATAGGGGGCAACCACCACGCACTAGACGTAAGGGAATCCACAATCAACCTTGAGGGCTATCAAGGATATGTGGCAGAGGTGGATGGCTACCCAGACATTATGAAGGCAAGCCATAGGCTGCCTACTATGCCACCAACGCATTACCACAAGCTCTACAATTACTTTGACGTGAGCCTTGTGCCTTTAACAACATCCGAGTTTGCCAAGTGCAAGTCGCACCTAAAGATGCTTGAAGCGGGATTTAGTAAGTGCGCTATGATAGTGAGCAACACGCAACCCTATTCACCCTATATCACAAAGGACAACTGCATTGCTATCAACCACCCGAGCGAATGGGCAGGAGCAATCAAGAGGCTAAAAGAAAACCCCAACCAAGTCGCTGACCTAACGGAATCGTTATACGAGTATGTGCAGGACTTCACGATGGATAAGATAAACGAACTACGATGCTTTACATAGTCACCCCCTGCTCACGCCCAGAGAATCTAAGGAGGGTCAAGAGAAACATTCCTGCCTACGCAACGTGGGTGGTGATGATAGACGCAAATTGCGACTTCAAGGAATCAACAGGCGCATCAATCACACATTACTCCACGCGTACTGGCAATATGGGTAACCCCTTACGCAATGAGTTCCTTGAGTTGTACGCTGACTCCTTTACTCCAGAGGACTGGGTCTATTTTCTGGATGATGACAATACCCTGCATCCAAAGTTCCTTGCGGAGTGGAACAACCTAAACTCCCTTGACTGCTCCATCGTAACGTGGGGTCAAGAGGGAAGGCTTCGCCCTACCGACCAACCAAGAGTCGGCAACATAGACACCGCCTGCTATATGTTCAAGCCCCACGACCTGCCCAACCTACGCTTTGAGATGACGTATGAGGCAGATGGCACCTTTGCTCAAGCAGCATCCGAACAAGGCACACTTATCTGCGTAGAGCAGTACCTTTGCTACTATAACGCATTACGATGAAAGCTTCAAAAGACATAGAAGGGTGGTTCAACCACCAAGCAGCATACGACTACCTCCTTGCCAATATGCCCGAAGACGGCACCTTCGTAGAACTGGGTGCTTGGCTCGGTAAGTCATCGGCCTACCTATGCGACAAAGCAACACACCAAAACATCACAATCATTGACACTTGGAAGGGGTCACCAAACGAACTCACGACCACCCACAAGCTCGCAACGGAGATAGACATCTACGACCTGTTCTTAGAGAATATGGGTGAGCGCAAGTACAATGTAATCAAAGGAGAATCCAAAGTAGCTGCAAAAATGTTTCTCGACGAATCGTTAGACGTGGTGTTCATAGACCTCACCCACACCTATGAGGCGGTAAAGGAAGACATCAAGCTATGGCTCCCAAAAGTAAAGAAGGGAGGGTTCATCGCAGGTGATGACTACCACGAGAATTGGAAGGGAGTAATACAAGCCGTTGATGAGCTGCTGCCCCGTGCTACGTTCATAGATGACTGTTGGATTTACCAAAAGTGAAGAACCACACAAAGGTCTATCTCAAAGGGATGGGCTACTCCACAACGGACTTCATCCCCTGCGAGGTGTGTCAAGGCCAAGCGCAAGACATACACCACATCGAATCTCGTGGGATGGGTGGAAGCAAGCTCGCTGATACCATCGAAAACCTAATGGCTCTCTGCCGACCTTGCCACGTTGCATACGGGGATATTAAAGAATGGAAGGAACGTCTTAAAGCAACACACAATCACCACCTCGCAAAAAGGGTTATTTAGATACAAACCGAAAATAACGGAACTCTACGGATATGAAAGATGACAAAGGCAGGTTCATAGCAGGCAACACAGGAAGACCCGCAGGAACACCAAACAAGACCACCAATAAAATACGAGAGGCATTCCAAACCCTCATAGAAGCCAACCTTGAGAATATGACCCTATGGCTCACGCAGGTTGCTGCTGATGACCCGAAGGGCGCACTTGACCTCTTGAACAAGATGGCGGAGTACACGACTCCCAAACTCGCAAGGGTGGAGAACTCACACGAAGTATCGGATGAGCTAACCAAAATTAAAGTAGAGATTGTCCGAGCTAAACATCAAGAGTAGCGAACTCTTTGAGAAGAACTACTCTGCCCAAACTCGGATAGTAGTCAATCAAGGCGGTAGCCGAAGCGGTAAGACCTACTCGCTTTTGCAGATGCTCATCGTGATGGCGATGGAGGATCGCGGCAAGGTGTACTCGATAGTACGCAAGTCTCTGCCGTCTCTGAAGATGACGGCCTATCGTGACTTCTTTGAGATTCTAAATGCCAACGGCCTCTATGATGAGGCACGGCATAACAAGAGCGACTACACCTACGAGCTGAATGGCAACCTCTTTGAGTTCATCAGCCTTGACCAACCGCAGAAGAAACGGGGAGCAAGACGTGACTACCTATTCTGCAACGAGGCCAACGAGCTTACTTGGGAGGATTTCTTCCAGCTCTTGATTCGTACCACAGGCAAGATATGGGTTGACTACAACCCCTCTGATGCGTTTCATTGGATATACGATAAGCTGCTTACGAGGGATGATGTCACCTACATCCAGTCCACATACCTTGATAACCCGTTCTTGGATGCTTCAATCGTAGAGGAGATAGAAAGGCTGCAACATACGGACAATGATTACTGGCGTATCTACGGACTCGGAGAACGTGGTATGAGCAGAGCCACCATCTTTCAATATGGTCAGGCAGAGATACCAAGCGATGCCACGCTCTTATGTCACGGGATGGACTTTGGTTACACGAACGATCCTACAGCACTTGTGGCGGTTTATAAGTCAGGAGACAATCTTTATGTGGATGAGCTTATCTACCGCACGGGGATGACAAACCCCGACATCAGCAACGTATTGAAGTCCCTAAACCTTGACCGACGCACGGAGGTATTTGCTGACTCTGCTGAACCTAAAAGCATCGAGGAGCTGCATCGTATGGGATGGAACGTGAAACCCACGCAGAAGGGCGCAGATAGCGTCATAGTGGGCATTGACGTGCTGAAGCGACACAAGCTATTCGTTACACCACGAAGCAGCAACCTAATTAAAGAATTGCAAAACTACAAATGGGTTGAAGATAAGAACGGCAATCTGCTCAACAAACCCATAGACGCATTCAATCACGCCATAGATGCGCTGCGCTATGCGACCTACAACAAGCTAAGTAGACCTAACTTTGGCAGGTATGCCATACGCTAAAACTAAAAGGTTATTTTAATACAATGAAACTCTTTGTACCCAACCAGATGAACGAGATAAAACTCGTTGACTACCAAAAG